GTATTCACGCCGTCTGGATGAACAACTCGAAGGTGCTCGTCCACAACGCCTTCAAGGTTCTGATCGGCGTCGCGTAATCAATCGGTAAGCAACTTGGGTCGCGGATATAGGCACCGGTAACGAGTCCGCATTAGGGCTGACCCAATTTGCTTGCCTGTCAAGGAGTTTCCACTCATGTCCCGTACATACATCTGCACCGCAACCTTCTGGTACCACGACGCCGACGGAGAGAACGTCTACATCCCCGTGGGCACTCGTGTTGCCGAAGGCCATTCCATGTTGCAGGGCCGCGAAGACCTCTTCAAGGAAGACGACCCGGTGATCATCGAGTCGGACACTCCGGTCGTTCGGCGCGGTCCAGGCCGTCCTCCGAAGCAGAAGGACTGACCGATGCCCCTGGGTTCAGCATACGCAACGCTCTCTCAGCTGAAAAAGCGTGTCGGCGTTCACGATCCGTCCGACACCGAGCACGACGTGGAGTTGCTTTCGGCGCTCGCTGCTGCATCCGAGGGCATCGAGGACTACTGCAACCGCCAGTTCAACAACGACGGCGTGGCGACCCCCCGAATCTTCGACGAGGCCTACGGCAAGACGCTGTTCGTGGACGACTTCTACGACGACGACATCGTGGTCAGGACGGTCTACCGCGACGGGTCCTACGGCTACGAGTGGCAGGCGACGGACTTCCAGATCGAGCCCCTGAATGGGCTGGTTCGCGGACGTCCTTTCGCCTACTACCGGCTGCGCGCCTACGACCGGCACTGGTGTGACTCGGGTATCGGCTGGGATACCAGAATCGAGGTCACCGCGAAATGGGGCTGGGCCAGCGTGCCTGCCAACGTTTCCGAGGCCTGCCTGATCCTGGCCGCCGAGAAGTACATGCTCAAGGACGCCCCACTCGGCATCGCCGGCTTCAATCAGGGCATCGGCACCATTCGCGTGAAGAAGAATCCGATCGCTTGTGAAATGCTGCACCGCTACGTCCGGAACAGGTCGATGTTCGCATGAAGCCTGATATCGAGACCATTCGCAACGGCATCGCGAGCACGATCAACGCCCATGTCGGAATGCACCTGCACGCCTACGGGGCGGTCGAGGATGTCGCGCAATTGCCGGCAGTCGCTATCGAGCCCGAGGATGCGGAATACGACGGCGCCTTCAGCAACGGGATGCAGACCTGGGACTTCAATCTGTTCGTCGTGGTTTCGCGCAACGACGCAAAGGCAGCCCAGCGCACGCTCGACACCCTGATCTCCGGTTCCGGTGAAAACTCTATCCGCTACGCGCTCTCGTGTGATCCGACGCTCGGGGGTCTGCCGGTGAATGCCCGCGTCTACAAGATGCAGAGCTACGGCGGGTCTTTCGTCTGGTACGGCGTGAAGCACGTGGGCGCGATTCTCAAAGTCAAAGTCCTGGTTTAACCAGCCCGCACTTACAAAGAAAGAGGTGCGCTGTTCATGGCCGCACTCGTAACACAGAAGATCGTCAAGGCGGGCACCAAGCCAACTCTGGTCCCTGCATCCGCTTCTGACACCGCCGAGGTCGGTAACGGGGTCAACACCTTCCTCGTCTACAAGAACACCAACGCCGCGACTCGCACGGTGACCATTGCCGTTCCGGGCGACACCGATTACGGCGAGCCGCTGCCCGACCCCACCTACACCCTCGCGGCGACCACCGGTGAGCTGTGGATTCCGCTCCGCAAGGATTTCGCCGTCGACGGCCGCGCAACCGTCACCGTCACCCCGGCCGTCACCGATGTCACCGTCGCGGTCGTAAGGGTCGAGTGAGTCGCCGGGCACTCCCGGATACCGAAGCGAACAAGGCCCTCCGCGCTCTCCATCGTTCGAATGGTCTGCGCACGAGGGTCTTTGTTGTATCCGGGCCACACACGATCGCCGGCAAGTCCAAGGGCGAAGTGGTCGAACTGGAGCTCACCGACGACCAGGCCGACGCGCTCATCAAGGCCGGCCACATCGTCGAGCGCGGATTCACGATCGCATTCGACGGTCCGCCCACCGAGCCGTTTCCGGTGATCACCGCAGAAATGCTCGTTGACGACGAAATCGCCTTCCCCACCGAGTACTCGACTCCGGGATTCATGGGGACCACGCAAATCGAGGCAGCCGATCTCAAGTCTGCCAAGCCTGGGCCGAAAACGCCCTATTCACGAAAGGGCAAATAAGCCATGGCACTGAAGATCCTCATCAGCCCCCAGATCGAGCTGGCTTCGGTCAACTTCTCCGATCACTGCTCGCAGCTGGAGATGAACACCAAAAAGGCTGCTGTCGACGCGACCAACTTCTCCGGTGGCGGTAAGCGCACCCTGGGCGGCATTCGCGACGACGAGATCAGCCTGACCCTGCAGCAGGACTTCGATCCGGCCGAGGTCGACGCCACCCTGTGGCCGCTGTTCGAGAACTCGACCGTGTTCCCCGTGCACATCCGCCCGGAGACCGGCGCCATCTCGGCCAGCAACCCCGAGTACCGCGCTGACGTCGTCCTCCTGGAGTACTCGCCGCTGTCGGGTAAGCCGGGCGATCTGAGCGAGACCAAGATCAAGCTCGGCGTGCAGGGCGTCATCACCCGTCACGACTCCTAAGCAGAGTAGTGGCTGACTTCGAGGTCGAATTCGGCGTTGGCGGCCTTCAGGACTTCCGCAATGTGATCCGCGTTCTCGGTCGCGAGGACAGGAACATCTCCGGAAAGGCCCTGAAGGTCGTCAACAAAGAGGCCAAGGTCGTGGCGAAAGCTGCTGCGGCCAAGGCGATGACCATTCCCGCCAAGGGAACCGAGGGCCACACCGGACTGCGCCGCGACATCGCCAAGGGCGTCAAGGTAGTCCCCACCGATTCAGGCGCGCTCGTGCAGACGTCGATGCCCGAATCCGACGAGGCGATCATCCCGCGCGGCATGGATTCCGACAAAGGCTGGCGACACCCGGTTTTCGGTAATCGCGAAGTCTGGCGCGGCACTCAGAAGAACCCGGGCAAATTCAGCTGGTTCATGGACACGATGAAAGACGCGCAGCTGCCGATTTCCGACGGACTCATGAAGATCCTCGACGACGCAGCAGACGCCATCGATCGCGCCGGTTCCGGCTGAAGACCACCCCATAGACGGACGGACAGGGTTGTTTGCGGGAGCTCCCCTGTTCGTCCTTAAACCTCTACTCCCGCAGGCCATTTCATATACACAAGGAGCCCCGCAATGGCATTTCTCTCCGCAGAAGACATCTTCAACGCCGACGACCGCCCCACCGAGGTTGTCAAAGTCCCCGAGTGGAACGGCGAGGTCAGGATTCGCACCCTCTCCGGCCTGGAGCGTGACAAGTGGGAAGAGTCGATGGTCCAGACCCGCAAGGGCAACCGCGAGCTCAACCTGAAGAACGCGCGCGCCAAGCTCGTCCAGATGTGCGCTGTCGACGAAGACGGTAACCAGCTCTTCAAGGGCGACATCGCTCTGGTGAAGCTGGGCAACAAGTCCTCGCTCGCGCTGACCCGGGTCTTCGAGGCCTGCCAGAAGCTCAACGGCATGACCGACGAGGATGTCGAGGAGCTGACCGAGGGTTTCGAGGACGACCCGGACGAGAGCGACAGTTCCGACTAGCCCTCGCGCTGGGTCTGACCCACGAACAGCTGATGTCCCGGATCTCCGCTCGCGAATTGACCCACTGGGAAGCCTATGAGCGCCAAGCAGGCCCCGTCGGCACCCAGTACGGCAACGAGCGCTTGGCCGAGATCCGGGATCTGCTGATGGAACTCATCTGGGTGACGGGCGCCGCACATGCTGGCAAGGACAATCCCATCCCCGAGGAATACGTCAAGGAGAAGTTCCCCAAGCCGAGCGAGCTCTACGAATGGCAGCTCCGGCGTGAGAAGAACTTCGCTGCTCAGAACAGCAAATTCGACGACGAAATCTAGTGCCCTGCCCGAGGCGTCATATCGGGCCAAAACTTGAAAGAGGTTGCACCCCATGTCCACAGTGACCTCTCTGAAATTCCTCATCGACTCCAGCTACGACGGCAAGGGTGTCAAGGCCGCTCGTGCCGATCTGTCGAAGCTGACCGCTGAACTCACCGCCATTTCTCGTCGCCAGATCAAGATCAACGCCACCACGGTCATGCATCTGGATTCCGCGAAGGCGCGCGCCGAGGCCGACAAGTTCGCCGCACAACAGCTCAAGATCGAAGCGCAGCTGCACCTCGACGACAAGATGATGAACCTCAAGCTGGCCGAGGCGTCGAGGAAGAGCGCTGCGGTGAAGCTCAAGGCCGAGCTGGATGCCACCCAAGCGCGCTTCGAGATCGAGCAGTTCGCCGCCAAGGAACTGATGATCCCGCTCAATCTGGAGCTGGACGCGCTCAAGGCCGAGGCGGAGATCGAGAAGACCAAGGCCCAAATCCCCAACATCAAACTCAAGGCGGAGCTGGACCAGTCGCGTCTGCAGGCCGAGCTGAATCGTGTTGCGGCTGACGACCTTCGCCTCGAAGCCAAGCTCTACCTCGACGACCAGATCGCCCGGATGAAGCTCGATCAGCTCAGGTCCAAGAACCGGCTACTGGAAATCCAGGCCGAGATGGACATGCTCAAGATCGAGCAGGAGATGGAGCGCTTCGAACTCGAGCACGAGCGCATGTACATCCAGCTGGAGATGGACACCCGGTACGCCGAGCTCGAATTGCGGCGGATGGAACTCCAGAACCGGCACCTGGAGATGCGTCTCGACCTCGACCCTCGCATGGCCGAAGCCAAGATGGATCTGCTGCGCGCCAAGGCCCGGTCGGTCAACATCCGCGCCGACGCACAAACCGCTGCGGCAGAAGCCAAGTTGGCTATGCTGGCCCGGAACCGCGTCGCGCGTTTGACCGTCGATGCCGACACCTCGGGCCCGATCATGGGTCTGCTGAAGATGGCGCATCTGGCTCGCTACGCCGCTCTGGCCGTCATCGGTATCGGCGCCGCCTTCTTCCTGCTGGGCCCCATCATCGCCGCCGTCGGCGCACTTCTGTCGGTGGCACTGGTCGGTGGCCTGATCGCTGCCGGCGCCGCCGCAATGGTCATGGGCGACAAGATGACCAAGGCCCATGACAAGGCTGCTCGCGCGGCTGAACGTCAGGCGGCTTCGGCAGAGCGCAACCTCTCCCGGGCGTACGCGAACGCGGCCAAGGTCGCAGAGCAGGGCACCCGGTCCATCGAGAAGGCGGAGCGGTCGGTCGAGAGTGCGCGGTCCAGTGCGGCCAAGACTCACGAGCAGGGCCTGCGCAGCATCGCCGCCGCCGAGGGGCGCCACGCCAATGCGGTGAAGGCATCCCAGGCGGCCCGCGCCAAGTTGAACGCGGCGTACAAGGACTCCCAGCGCGAGCTCGACGACCTCAAGATGCGCCTGCAGGGTGCCCCGACCGACGAGAAGGGCGCTGTCCTCGCTGTCAAGCGGGCGATGGAGGCCATGCAGCAGCTCGGCCAAGACGGCGAGTCCGTCACCTTGCTGGATCGCGAAGAGGCCCAGAACAACATCGACAGCGCCCTCCAGAATCTGGACGAGGTCAGGCTCCGTAACCGCCAGCTTCGCGAAGACGTGGCCGAGGCCGATGCCGCCGGCGTGGAAGGTTCGGAGCGCGTCCGTTCGGCCAAGGAGGCTATCGCCGAGGCAGACGAGCAGGCCGCCGATGCAGCCGATGCCGTCACCCAGGCCCGTGCCGACGCAGCCGACGCAGACGTGGAAGCCGCAGAACGGGTCCAGGATGCCGAGCAGGCCCTGGTCGAAACCCGTGAGCAGGCCGCCGAAGCGAACAGGGACGCCCAGGAGCAGATCCTCGAAGCCCAGATCGCGCTGGCCGAGGCCATGGAAGGTGTCACCGAGGCTCAGAACAAGCAGAACTCCGCGTTCGCGCAGGCC